GAGCTGATCAAGCGACGCCAGCGAAAGCGCCGTGGTGGCACCGTCAACATAGTTGCTGTTACCAGCCGCGAAGAAAGCCGCATTGTCCATGAACGCCGTCCAGAAAACCTTATTCAGACCAAGGGCAGCACCGCGACCAAGCTGAGCAGGGATAGCAGACAGCGCGCCGAGGTCATCGTTGATAATGTCGTTACGGGTGATGGCAAATATCTTGCCATACGTGTTTGCCTTGTTTGTATAGCTGAGTTCGCCAGCCGTACCATGCTTCAGTTCACCACCCGCGCCAACCTTTTCAAACTCAAGATCGGACGTGAGGCGATAGCTTGTAACCGTCTTGAAATCGCGGACGGGACGGATGGCGGAAATCGGACGCCACGTGCTTTCAACGGCGTTATAGCTTGCCAGCATAAACTTGTTGGCCGTATTGCTCAGGATGCCGGTCACATCCATCGTGCTGAATCCGGCCTTGATCTCGCCATTACCAAACGCGGCACGCATCACGCTGGCCAGATTCGCCGGAGTGATCTTACGGATGCGTTCGTGACCGTTGGCCTCGGCAGCCATCATGATCAGTTCCTGCACGCCCATAGCGCCATTCTTCTGAGCCGCTTCAAGCGTCTTTTCGTCAAACTGCTTTTCTACATTTCCGAGCTTGGCAGTCATGCAAAGCGCGGCCTCAATCACCTTATGATCCATAGCCTTTTCCTCCTTCTTTGCATGAATGGCCGGAGTCGTCGCAGGACGATCATCCCGCATCTTCGCCAGCACTTTATCCTTGACGCTTTCAACGGTGGACTTGTTTTCGATTGCAGCATGCGCAATGTCCGCATATTCCTTGCCGCACAGCTTGAGAATTTCAGAAGCGCGCTTCATTTCCGCTTCCGTCGCTTCCAGTTTTGCAGCAGCAATATCAACCGTCTTGTCTTCGGTCTTGACTTCCGGTTCGGCCTTATTATTCTTTTCCGCTTCCATCTTCTTCATCTCTTCGGCATGGAGTTCCTTAGCGGCTTTCATATCTTCATCGGACATGGCCGCAAGATCCATCTTTTGCTCTTTCGCCCACAGTTCAAAATCCATAGTCAAAACCTCCATTTCTTCCGCGCCCGCTTTGGACGCTGCAACGCTTGCACTTGTATTGTCATCAGCCCCAAGAGGCACAAAAGATACTTCATAAATCTGCGACGCCCTCACCATATAGCAAGGCCCGTCAAACGTTTTACCATTGGCAGTCGCTTGCTTCCCTTCCGGAACAAAGACTGTCCGCTTCGCAGATGCGCCAATGGACGCTTGCCAAGGAAATCCGTTGTCACTATTAGCAACCACCTCCTGAGCCGCCGCGCCCGTGCCGGAAATGACGCCAGTGACTTTCAGCACATTGTCAGATACTTCAAACGATTCGGAATGCCCGACAATCTGCGAAGGGTCATGACTGAGCAAGATAGGACGCTTCTTCCGTGAAAACTGCATACCAGCGAAGTCAATCACTACCGGATACATCCACCCGCCAAGCTGGACTTGTGCGCCCGTGTATGCATTCATTTTGAATTTGCGCGCCGTGGTTCCGTCGGCAGCAGCTTCGATGTTAATGGCATCCGAATCCGCATGGATGGAGAATGCCGCATTAATTGGTTTGTTCATCAGGATTTCCCTCCTCTTCATCATCTTGCATATCGTTCGGCGTTTCCGTTGGCTCAACCGTTGCCATCGTCAACCCGAGACGCTTCATGACTTCCATTTCACGCCCGCGCTGGATCAAAACCTCTTCCCAGTCGCGGCCATTCTTGGCACATTCAATCGCCAGTGTGGTAGTGTTATTAGCCAAACGTTGCGCTTGCGCGGCCGCTTCTTTGGCCGGGTCAACGTGTTCCATGCCATCCCAGAACCACTGATGCGAAAGGTCAAGACCTTCGATGTTGCCAAGCCCTGATACCATCGCATATTCAACAATCCACAGCGCAAACACACGATCAAGTATACGCGCTTCCATGTCACTCTGGTCAACGCGGATGGACTTATAGTATGTCTGCCAATCCATGCGCCCTGATGCATAGTTGTATCCGGACGAATTCCCGGCGGCGACGTTATACGGCATATTCAAGCATCGTGCGATTTCATTCAGCACCGCGCTTTTGAATTCCATGTAAGTGGTGGTAGGTTGCTCTGCTTTCGCCTGACCGAATTTCCATCCGTCCGGAAGGCTGATCATGTGTCCACGATCCATCTCAATCGAACCGAAAGGATTCTCGTTTCCGGCAGCTTCCGTACCAGGCAAATCAGTATACAAAACGCCGGTAACGTCTGCGATATGTTCCGCCGCCGTCAGCGTTGCCAGCGTATACCGCCGAAGTTGCGCGAAGAGTTCCAATGCTGGAACAATTTCAGGGATGCCGCGATGCTGTCCCGGTCTATCCATTCGATAGCAATGGATCATGTTTGACGCTGGAACTGTATCCGTATCACCGCCGCTTGAACCATCGCCAGGATGGACGCGAAGGACGATATAGCTTGACGGATTTCCGAATGAATCCAAGACAACGCCGTCAATGTTTGTGAGTGATGCATCGTCGCTTGTAATGCAATCAGCCTCGATAAGCTGAAGATCAAGCTTAACTTCTGCCATTGAATTAGGATTTGTTGCCAGTTTGATAAACGCTTCACCGTCTTGCGCTTTGGCCACGCGGACGGTACGAAGCTTGTCAAAGAAGTTGATATACCTACACCACTGATAGAAATCGCCTTCGATCTTGCTTGCGAGTTCCGAATCTTCCATCATCATTTGCAGACGCGGGCCAGTGCCTACGGTATCATTGGCAAGCGTGTTGACTATTCCACGGGCATATGAATTATTGGCGCATTCATAGCGCGCCCGCTTACGCAAAATCTTGCGAGTCGCTTTGTCGGATGCACCATCGGCAGATAGTTCGTCGGATCGTGACCAGTGCTTTCGGTTATGGCGTGTTTCCTGTGCCGCGTCAAACGTTGCGCGAATCACCCGCGAAAGGCGATTGCCAAGGATGAACCGTTTGATTCGCTGGACAAGACTAGCCATCGTTTGCACCGCCTGATACAAGTTTTGAGATACCGAAAGTACGCATACCGGATTCAACAGTTGCGCGTCCGCGAAGGGTATCAATGCGACGCGTTACTGCATCTCGGTCAAACGTTGTCTTATTCCCGGCAGCATCCGTAATCGACGTTACTCCGATAGGAATTTCCGCAAGTGCCGCTTCTAGTGCCGCAATCTCTTCATCAGTCGTCAAGTTGATTCTCCCTATACAGGGTTAAATTTTTGGAGCGGGGACGGGATTTGAACCCGTATGCGCGGCTTATGAGGCCGATGTCTTTCCATTTGACTACCCCGCATTTCAGGATGATCATATCATCCGCATACGTATATAAATCTTAGACGATTAAACGTCAATCCAATTTTTTGAGACAATCCCATATGTGGGAAATTCGACAAAAAAACCCGCCCATGAACAGACATGGACGGGCGAATTAAAGAAATTTAAATTCGGTACGCGTGAATTAAATATCCCAGCACAGATGTTTAGCCATGGCACAAGCGGATAGCCATCCGAAATCTGTCGGCTCAAATCTTGCAAATGGTGAAATGCATTCTTGCTTGTCATTAAAATGTGGATCAAGCGATTTTGCTGATGATACTTCAATCTCAGTGTGATTCCTGTAGAGCAAAATCTTTCTTCCTTCATAATTTTTGCAGTCAGGATAACGAATCAGCGCAACCGTATTGCATCCTATTTGAACGATACGTTCTATCTCCATGTTCCACGGGACGGGATTTCCCGGAAAAATTTCTTTCTTCTTTTCTTCGTCATATGATTCGCTTACGCTTCCAAAGTATCGAATTCCCATGCAATTTCCTTTCTATAGCTTAGCTTCCTTCGTCATAAACTTCTTCCCACAGTTCCGGCACTCACGCATACGGATGATGTTTGCGCCCATGACACATCGCGTTTGATAAACCGGGACATGCTGGCATCCACACTTCGGGCATTCAATGCCGTGATATATTCGGAATGTTTTTTCAGGCATTTGTCATCTACCTTTTCGGCAAACTGAAAGATTTCTTCTTAACCGCACGCTCACCATTGCCCGATGCAATAGCGCAACCTTGCTCACTAGCCGCAACGGCGCACCCGACCAGGCAGTCCCACCAATGGTTATCCGACGTTGACGGCCTGATGCTCCATTCGTCAACCGTTCGTCCGCGCCCTTCCGTCCGTACG